ATTTTAACGACTTAGACATAGACTTTCTTAACGAAGATTTTTTAGAAGCAGAAGCTAACCTTGAGTTTACCGAACTCGATATAAACTACTTGGACGTAAATTTTTTAGAAGATCTACTTAATGTGCTGGATGCACTAGCCATATCTAAAGAAGAGGATCAGCTCCAACAAGGTGGCGTGGGCATAAGAATAGTAGGAACAGATATAGGACAGGACAAAGACACACAGATAACCACCATAGTCTCAGGGCAAGTCATAAGCCTTACAAGAACAGTTAGTCAAAGTGCAAAACTAAATTTAGACGGGTCAGGCAGCTACACTATCATATTGATACAGGACGGCGTATCTAATACAGTTAAGATCAATGGAGGATCTTCTACTACGATTACAATAAAACAAGGATCAGGATGAAAAAATTACAGCTACTTGGTTTGATAGCTTTACTTGGTTTGCCCTTGGTATTACAGCTTACTCCATTAGAGATACTAAAGCTCAAGGTATTTGACTCATGGATCAAGGACCAAGAACCTTCTGGTTACTTTACGGTCTTAAATATTACGGAAGAAGATATAGCTAATGAAGGTGGTTATCCTTTATCTAGACAAACCTTAGCGCAGATACATGTCAACCTCCTACGTAAAGGAGCGATAGGTGTAGGCTGGGTGTTGGCCTTTCCACAACCAGATAGATTTGGCGGTGACTTTGAGTTTTCAGAAGCTTTGTCTTTTTCTCCGAGTGTACTTGCTATGTTTGAAGGAGAGGGAGACTATCCTCCTACATCTGGAACTGTGATTCTTGGACCAGAGACTACTGGAGGAATCATGGCAACAGGTGTTATACAGAACATAGAAGTGCTAAAACAAAACGCAACACAAGGGATAGCTGTAGCCAGGACAGATGTAGATAACTTAGTGCGTAGACTACCTTTACTAATGCGCACTCCTGATGGCTGGGTATCTGCATACGGCACAGAAGTATTGAAAGTGTTAGCTGGAGCAGATACGTATGTTATAAGAACAAATGATAATGGTATCGAAGAAATACGAGTAAAAGGCATACCACCCGTTAAAACAGACTCTTTTGGACGTAGGTGGATAAGTTTCGTGAATACCCCACAGACTAATCTGGCAGAAATGGATGTAGAAAATAAGTTTGTTTTTGTAGGATTTACTGCAAAAGGCATCATGCCTCAGATTGCAGTACCAAATAACAAACTATTAGAACCACATAAAATACAAGCAGCACTTGCAGAATCTATACTCATAGATGACAGCCCATATATACCTGACTATTCTCTAGCTGTAGAAATGGCAGCTTTGTTATTAGGCATAGCTATGATGTGGTCACTGATTAATTTCTTGGGGATAACGTTGGGGATAAGTTTAGCTGTGTCTACCATGGCCTTAACTTTATTCGCAGGTTACAGCGTGGTACAGCAAGGCATATTGATAGATGTTACCTGGACATTTATAGCCGAGTTTATTACAGGGACAGTAGCTTTTTATTTAAGATTTAGAGAACAATACAAGCTACGACAACAGATCAAGAAACAGTTCGAACATTACTTAGATCCGAGGCAGGTAAAGGCTTTACAGGACGATCCGAGTCTATTGAAGTTGGGCGGAGAACGACGGAATTGTACGTTTTTGTTTACAGATGTACGTGGTTTTACTGCCATGAGTGAGACCATGGAACCAGAAGAAGTAACCAAGATTATGAACCAAGCTCTGACTATACAATCAGACACAGTTAAGAAGTACGATGGCATGGTGGATAAGTATATCGGTGATGCAATGATGGCTATATTCAATGCGCCCTTGGACTTAGACAACCACGAAGAAGCAGCTGTGCTATGTGCAAAAGAAATACAAGACCAGTTTAAGCTGTCAAAAATTTCTGTGGAGATAGGCATAGGAATCAATACGGGACCAGCTGTGGTGGGCAACATGGGATCTGAAACCAGGTTTGACTATACAGCTATAGGTGACACGGTAAATCTAGCAGCTAGGCTAGAATCTAGCACCAAAGAAGTAGGCAAAGATATAGTTATTGGAGAGTCCACAGCAAAAGCATGTTCTCTCCCTTTAGCGGTGCTGCCTTCGATTACTGTTAAAGGTAAACAGGACAGGATAAACATATTCACCTTGATGCCCTAATCATATAAACTAAGTTAATGGCAATCTTCGGTAAGGACATCACAGCAGCGGATTTAGCTGCGGGCAATCTACAGGGTTCTGAGAAAGAAAAATCAGCTGTTAGTAGAGCTTTGCGATTTGGTTTGGATCAACCTACCGAGAACGTTGCAACAACATTACGAGCACTAGGATTCGACACACAAGCAGACTCATTGAGCGGTTTAGTAGATGCCCCTGAGAACTATGACTCAAAAGCAGCTCAGTTTGTAGGAGAGGAGGGAATGTACGACTTTAGTGCTTTACCTTTAGCTGTAGTAGAACAAGCGGGGCAACTAGGCGGATCTTTATTATCTAGGGGTATTGGTGCAGGAGCAGGACTAGCAGTTGGTGGTCCTTTTGGAGCAGTTATTGGTGGTTTACTTGGACCAGGATTATTTGAAGCGGTACAGATAGCAGGGCCAGTAGCATTGGAAAGAGCTAGAAATGCTAATCCTCCTAGAGAAGAACCAGATACTTCTGATTGGGCAGCTGCTTTAGGCACTGCAACTTTTTCTGGAGTCTTAAATGCTATCGGTGCTAAAAACATTGGTAAATTAAACACTACATTAGTTGGTACAGGAGTGCGAGAAGGAGGAACAGAGTTATTACAAGGACTTACTGAACAATTTGGTAGCACAGCTGGTACAGACAAGGGACTAGAGTTAGATTTGAGACAAGCAGGTGGTGAAGGATTGATAGGTGGTTTTGCTGGAACATCTGCACAAATTCCTTCTTCTACATTAAACACAGCTCAATCATTGGAAGATCTTAGGCAAGACATAATCGGAGACAGCATAACAAATGCAATGTTTGACCAAACTACACCTGACCAGGCTGTAGAAGAAATGGGAGAGCAATTAATGTTAACGGAACAAACTGTACAAAATATAGAACAGTTTGAACAAGAAGCCGATCAATATGACCCTGATAATCCAGGAGCTTTTACTGATGAAGACATTATTCAAGAATTCTTAACAACTAACGATCAGTATTTAGAGAATCAAATTGAAACTCAATTTGGAGATCAGTTAAGTCGTGATGAACAGTTTCAATTATTTGTAAACGTACAAGAATATATAAGAAGTCATTTTGAATTTTTTGATCCTAGAGCAGAGAACACACCACGCGATGCATTAAGGCAGATAGCTAATACTGTGACACAAGAAGCAGGAGCCTTTTTAGATGCAGCTAATTTAGAAAAAGTTGAAACGGGCGTAGACCCACGTTATGTTGGGCCAGAGTCTATGAATATAAATCTTAACGCTAAGGAAGAGTTATACGCTACACAATCACCTGTTCCTAATATTAATATGACTAATAGGCGAGGCATAACGTCTATAGAATCAGGCATCGATCCTAATTTCTTAACTCAATCAATTTTAATAGAAGATGGAATATTAGACCAACGTTTACCTAAGGATCCTAACAAACCTGTAAATCCTCAAGGGCTACTGCAAGAATTAGGTGTAAAAGAAACGGATAAAAATTGGTTCGAAACATCAAAAAGAGGTAGCAAAAAAGTTGTTAGTGAAGTTGTGAACACAGAGATAGCTCCTTTCTTAAAAGCTAAAAAAGACGCAGGAGAAAAAGTTACCCGTGCAGAAATAGAAAACATACTTTACGATTCTTTAAGTCGTCATAATTCTTTTTACAGGACAGGAAGAGAAACTCGACATGAGGGTGGTTATACGTTTAAGGAACAAGGACTACGGAATTTGTTCCCTGAAGTTGTAGAACCAGACAGATATTTTGAATTATGGAATCATTACATTCCTTTAATACCAAAAAATTCTACGTTAGAAAACAGTCCTTATTTTAATCGAGATGGTAATGATGACCTTCATAATCCTCACGGCGATGGTGCGCTCATGTGGACGCGTGGGTTTCAAGTAGAACATCCAGATGGATCAGGACCAGGGACATTACTTGCAGAGAACCAATCTAAACTTCATGGGCATTCACAAGATCCAGGTCAACCCAGAGAAATGTATTTATCTTCAACGGGTATCGAAGAAGATACCCCTCAGTTTGACGATATAAAGAAAAGACAAAACGATTATGCACATGCTTACCGAAGATTTAAAATGGAAGTAGCTAATAAAAATACGACTACAAATTCTGACATTATTGCAGATCTTCTTTTAGAAGAGCCCAGTCAGTATGGTCAGTACCAAGATTTTTCTCTTCTGCCCGTGGAACGAGAGTTAGGTGATATATCCGATACGTTTGCAAAAGAAAATAAACTTTTAAAAGAGAAACAAGTTAAAGAAACTAACGATGTTTTTGTAGAAACCATTGTTGAGTCTCAGCCTCTTGGTCCTTTAGGAATAACAATAGATAAAGACAGCTTTCAAAAATTTATGGATCAACCCGCACAAGCCTTAAATGTGTTTGAAACGTTAGGAAAGCAAAGAAGAAATAGATTTAACGAATATGTTCTTTTGAACCATGGTTTTAACCTTAAACTTGAATCAGTGACTAACAGAAATTATGACCAAAGAACTTTTAACCCAATTAACACTAAAATAATTGAAATTGCTGGTCAACCAGACAGAGAATTAGACAACAAACATACTACAGACAGGGTAGAATTAATATTAGATTACAGTCCTAAATTTTCTGATAAGTACGACACTTTTGATAATTTGGTCATAGCGTCGGACAACTACCCTACTGCTACAGAAATGAGAGATTTAGAACAGTACGAAGCTAGAATAAGGGACACAAACAAAAAAATATTTCCTGACTATCCGTTTAAAAACAATTACCCTGCAATGAATTTAAGGAGAACAATTACGTTAGCTTTAGATCAGGGTAATAACTATGTTTTTATAGGTAGTGCAGGATCTGGAGGAGCTCCTGAGTCTGTGTACAGAGCGCAGAAAAAAGAAGCTGAAAATATTGCAGAAGTCATAGCCAGTTACCAAGGTGATTTGAAAGCGGAAGATTTATTTAAAGTGTTGCCAGATTCAGCAGACGTGCCAGGAGGCCCGTACTACGCATTGGACATAAGGCCGTTGAAACAGTTGATAAAAGCCAAAGTATTCAAAGGATTCAAGGGCTATAAAGAAGGTGGTTTGGTTATGAACTATGGTGATTATGGAAGGAGTTATATTTAATGTATGAATACAATTGCACGGTGGAAAGGGTTGTCGATGGAGATACTATCGACGTTGTGTTGGATCTCGGCTTTGACATTCTTCATAAGTGTCGTGTTCGCCTATATGGCATTGATACTCCCGAGTCACGTACTCGTAACCTCGATGAAAAGGCTAGAGGAAAAATGGCTGGGGCTTTCCTAACCGAAGCGATAGAGGAAGGAGAGCAAGTAGTCATACAAACAAAGCTCAAGGACTCCAAAGGTAAGTACGGCAGAGTATTGGGTGATGTAGTTGTCGATGGTAAAAACATCAATCAGACGATGGTTCAATGCCACCTGGCGGTAGCCTACCATGGCCAATCAAAAGACGACGTAGAAGCTGAGCACATGCGTAACAGAGACATTCTTATCGAGAATGGCTTACACACACCAGTATAAATCACTATACATATCCCATAGCCTGAAGTAGAATAGATTCGCGCTACAATATTTTTACCTAGCTGGATAGGACGTAGCGTAGGTTTATTAATTTCCTGAAATCCAGAGAGTGCCAGCAGGCGGTGTGCTCCATAAAGAAAACACCTGCAGGGAGAGCTGTTCGAGCTAAAACGTTTTACTTACTCTATAATCTTAAGTAAAGCTTCCAGCCCAGTGATCTCCTGTTTAATCATAAGGCAAAAGGTCTGGAACCCTAAACTCCCAGGCCTTTTGTTTAACTAGGACAATAATGAAAATAAAGAAAGGAACAATAATCGCTGACGTTTACGAAACATGCAGCCCTAAAATGAAAAAGTGGTTTGACGATGCGGGACCCGAAGAACACGTTATGTTGCTCGAAGGACTGGTAGAATACAATCTTGTACCTCAAGAAATGTTTGAATTGATGAAGGAAGTTATATTGGAGCACGACGGACAAATGACTCAAGAACATTACACGGAGTTTCTTGCTATGTGGTACAGCCCCGCTTTTCAAAACAAAAACTGGAAGTTGCACTAACCCCTACATTTCTTTATTATTAGCCCATGATTAGTGGAGGCGGAATAGGCGGAGGAGACTCTGGCATAGATATAGAAGTAGGCATAGGAGCTAACCCTGGTGTACCAGTTGTAGACTTCGGATTTACTTCTCCTGGTTCAAGATTTTCTTCTGCGGGCACAAGTTACATGGGCCCTTTTACTGGTGGCGGTATAGGATCTTACGGCACACCGTTTGGAATGGGAGACTTTATACCAAACATACCCACACCTGTCATGCCTCAGTTTCAACAAGAAAAAACCTTTGGCCAAAAGGCTGGTGAAACCATCAAAAATTTTTTAAAGCGTCTGGCTAGGGTTCATCCAGCTACGGCTACAGCAGCATTCGCTTATGATTTTGTAAAAAATCTGCAAAACGCAGAAAACCCACAGGACTTTGTTAAGAGTATGTTGGGACAATTGGCCATGCGAAAAGTGGGAAGTAATCTAGGTATTACTCCTATGGCTCGTGCTGGCATAGGAGCATTACAAAATGTTTCAAAGGGTAATATAACGCCAGGACAAGGCTTAGCTAGTCTTGGAACCTCCGCTGCTTTCCAGAAAGCTGCACCGTCAATCTTTAAATCGGCGTACGACAAAGGCGGAATGAATGGTGTTTATGCAGCAGCTGCAGCTCTGTCGATGGCACAGAAAGCTGCTATGAGAAGAGCTATGCAACCAGGACCAGGTGGCGATGGGTAAAGGATCTAAGCAAAGACCAGCTTCTATCTCTGTCGAAGAGTTTAGCAAGAACTGGGATAAGATCTTTAAGGATGTGCAGAAGAAACATTTAAGCGGTAGCCTGTCGGGTAAGAAAGATATATAATAGATCTCGGTTATACACAAAACTAAAAGAAGGGAGGGTCGTCATACACCTTCCCTTTTTTTGTGGCTCATGTATAATAGATCTTATATATTAGCTCCTTGCTAATCTATTTAAAAAAACACACACTGTTCGCCTAGTGTGACAATTAAAAGGCCTTTCTAGGAAAGGGAAGATTTTGTAAAAGTGATCTTCCCTTTTTTTGTGGACGAGGGCCCAAGGACAAGGGACTTTTCTAACCTGAACCTCACTTTAGAAGTTAGATCTAAGCTATTGATTCTGTTGATAATAAAAATCTTCTAACTTTGGTAAGGTTAGATCGTAAGCTATTGATTTTATTAGCAATGTTTCTAATCCTATATAACAAAACCTAACCTAACCTGTAATATTTCAAAAAGTTTTCACGAATACGCCAAAAAGCTAGAAAATATATTTTTCAGGTAAGAAGTGATGAAAATATAAGTCCTATAAGGGTTTCCGTCTAACTTGGTAAAAGTTAGCTCAGGTTAGAAAGTGCCAAGAATGTTGAAAGAATGCGGGTTTAGAGCTAACCTGGTAGAAGTTATGTATTATCTGTCCCATATATAGTAAAACTTGTTACTTTTTATTACCTTGGTATATACTTCGCAGATGCCAAAAGGAACATCAGGAAACATATCAGGTAAGAACGATAAGCATCTAACACCCAAACAGATCCAGTTTGCCCGTGAAGTTGTTTACAACGATGGTAGTAAGACCAGAACAGAATGCGCGCTTGCTGCTGGCTATGGAGAAGCTGGAGCTGCCGTCAGAGCTTCGGAGCTTATGAATCCCCAGAAGTACCCGCTTGTGGTTCGATATATACAAGGCCTCCAGGCAGAGCTGGAAAAGAAATATGAAGTAACTTTTAGTCGACATGTCAGAGAGTTAGCTAAAATCAGAGACCAAGCTATAGATAAAGGTAATCTTACGGCAGCTGTATCGGCCGAGGTACAACGAGGCAGAGCTGCTGGTTTGTATGTAGAACGTAAAGAAGTCAGGACGGGCACGTTAGATTCGTTGAGTGAAGTAGAAATTAAACAAAGAATACAGAAACTACTTGGAGACTATAAACCCTTGCTCGAAGTAGAAGATGCAGTTATTGTTGAGTAGCTTGCTTGTTTTTTTGCTTGTAGGCTTTTAACTTTCTGATCCATTTAACAGGGCGTTTCTTACCATCTACCATAAAATCATCAGGATTCTCTTGCCATTTTTGATATGCGTTTGTTAAATCCATTAGTCGTAACTCCCTAACATATCTACAAAGTCCCTTAGCGTGTCCTCCTCAGGCTCCACATCTTTGTCGTCGTATTCTTCCCACATCATAGATTCAATTGCTTGCTTGTGTGTTTCGACTAATGTATCGCTCACGTCCTGGAGCTTGTTTACCAGTCGTGGGTGTGTATCAGCAGGGCAATCCAAACATAATTTATATTGTCCGTTCTTGTTCTTGCTGTCTATTTTTAGAAATACAGCTAAGTCTCCTAACTGTCCGCGTCTGAATATTTGCACTACAGCTTTTGCTTGTGCTTTGTCTAAGTATGCTATGTGTCTTTTCATAATTGTCGTATCCTTTTTGGGTTTTCTTGTGGTGGGTATAGATCTAAGTAAAGCTCGCTTGTTAGTTCTTTCCTTTGTTCGGGCGTTACCTGGCTGGTGATCCGTATGTCGCGTTTCTTTATCTTACTCGTTTTCCAATAAATACTTTCGGGAGGAGTCATGTGAAGAGTCCAATCTATTGTCCCGTGATTATCGGAATCAAATTGAAAAGTAGGGTGGCAATCAAACTTGCCTTTGTATAGTTCAGTCATTAAATTGCATGTATGGTGTTGCTCGTTTCTTTGCGATCTCTATATCGTCCGTGCCTAATCGTATAGTCGGACGGGTAGAATCTGAACAAACCAATACATACTCCCCGCTTAATTTATCTAAAATGTACTCTTTCGTCATTCTAAATCCTCTGTAAGATTGTTAATGATTTCACTAATTGCCAATTTATGCAATTTTTTATTGTTGTGTATTGCGTTCTCATTTGTGTCTATATACACAAACGGAAGGCCTTCAGAGATAAGCACGTTATATCGCACCCACTTCTCACAACAATTTAGATACTGTGTTCCCACTCCCCTAATTTTTTGTAAATTCATTGTTGATCTCCCACTCTTGAAAATAATTAGCTTTATTTTTTAATTTGTCTATACCAGACAACAACTCTTTATCTAAATCATCTGGCGTATCACATTCTGAATATATTTCCTTTGGTATATTTTCAAGTGCTTCATATAATTTATCTATTTCTTCTTGTGTAAATTTAATCGTTATCATTGTTATCCTCCTGTTGTTTAATTAGTCGGGTTAGATACCACTCAGCTTTCTTTAAATCTTCTAGTCCACCTTTGTCCTTGTATCGGGTTACGTACTTGATGATGTTACCTTCAACATAGTTCATATCGTGACTGACAATATAATCAGTCGTCTCTATACCTTTCTTGTAGTAGGAAGGATTTATTTTATCTTCTTCCATACTACATCCAACATTTATACCCAGGGCAGTCGTCCTTTGGCTGACCACAATGCTCGCAATACTTTTCGTCTTTTGCTTGCACCTCTTTGCGTAGGCGTTTAGCTATGTAAGGCCTGATGTTTATTACTTTACTCATTAGCTGTCTCCATTTCCCATAATTCATAAATTATAAAATAATCATTACCTTTACATCTTTCCCCGTCAGGGTCGCAATAA